TTGCGTACCGGTGCGAGGAGATCCACCACCGTGTTAATCTGCTCGACCGGGGAGAGCACCTCCGAATACACGTCCGACACGCTGTGGCGTACGGCGGTGTTGAGCAGATCGCCGTTGAGTATGCAGAGTCCGCGCTCGTCGTCGGCAATCTGCTGCACGCGGCCGCGTATCGTTTCAACGTCCGCGTTCGCGTCGCCGATGTGCAGATCGGAGAGAATGTAAACCCGCGCGTCTTTCCAATCGGCGGAATAATCGGCCGTAATGCTGAACATTTCAACCCCTCCCCTCATGCGGACCCATTTTGAATCGGGAGCGTGTTGATAATCTGCATAATCCGCTTGGCCGAGCCGTTTCCGCCCATCTTCTCATACGGCCGGTACAGGTATTCGTACAGGTTTTCGTATTCGTCCCGGGTGATGTAGCCCCGCTCGATGTACTGCATGCCCAAAGAGAGGATTCTATCGTGCGCCAGCCCCACCAGCATCCGGGTCTTGTCGTCCTTCTTCTCGCGCCGCGCCTGCAGATAGGCCCAGAACCCGCTGGACGCAATCACGGCGCAAACGACGGTGAGCGTCATCTGAAGCCAGTTTTCCATCACGCCTGCGCCTCCCCGTTCGCCCGCAGGTACCATGCCCACAGCCGCCTGAGTTTTTCCGCGTCGTCGGGTTCCGTTTCGGTGGGGTTTTCAGCGCAGAGCGCTGTCCAGGTCGCCTGATCGCAAATCCCGTCCTCCGGCAGCCGCTTTTCCTTCTGAAAGGCCTTCAGCGCCGCCTGCGTTTTCGCGCCGAACTGCCCGTCTGCCCCGTAAGGAGAAAGATCATAGCCGTGCGCGAGCAGCCGGGTTTGAAGCTCGGTCACCCGCTCGCCGCTGTCTCCGCGTTTGAGCGGCTGGAAAGCCGGCTCTTCCCCCGCCTCGTAGTCCACGTCCTTCAGTTCGCCCCATTCATGCCAGGCGCTCACCTTGCTGCGGACGACGCCGTAATACGTCCCCTTCGCCTCGATCACCCAGCCTTCGCCGATGTACAGACCGATGTGGTGTCGGTCGTTTCCCTTGCAAAGAAAAACGGCCGTGCCCGGTTTCAGAACCGAATCGGCCGTTATTTTCCCCTGCGCGCTGCAATATTTCTTCCAGATGGTGTTGGAGCCGTGATAGATGCTGCCGCCCAGCTGCTTAAACGCCCAGACGAACAGCCCGGAGCAGTCCGCGACGGTCTTTCCGACCCAGCGCTGCCCCCATTTTACCGTCTGCTCCCTCGTGGCGGCGTTCTGTTTCGCCTGCGTCCATTTCTGGCCGGACGCGCCGTAAATATAGCCCCATTTCTCGTCCTTCGCCTGCTGGAACTTCGCAATCAGGTCAGCCGCTCTGATTTTTCCCATCTCTGTCGTCACTTCCTTTATCTTTTTATTTGAGAACGATCACGTTCGCCTTCAGCGCGGCGGTCGGCACGTTTTCACAGCTGAACGTGAGCGTGTCCGTCCCCTGCTCGCAGCAGTATACGTCGGCTTCCCTCCACGCCGCGCGGCTTTCGGGCGCGTAAGTGACGAATACATCGTTCGATTCCGTAACCCCCTCGACAGAGACGCTCTGGCTCGCGTCCGTCCAGCCGTCCGCGGGCAGCGTCACGCAAACCGTTTTGAACAGCTTCGATTTGATGGATTCGGCCAGATAAGACGTCGGCCGCCTGCAGCATGCGCCGGCCGTCTGCGCCAGATAATATTCCTCGTCCGTCGGCGCTTCGTTTTTTACGGCGATCTTGTCCGCCAGCGCCGCAAACCCCGCCGCCGAAACGTCCACATAGTCGCTCCCTGCCGTCGCCGCCGTAATGTTTCCCTTGCCGTCGCCCTTGAGGATGCCGCTTGCGGCAATTTTATCCTGTTTTTCTGTCACGCTGGCCAGCTTGCCCGCCATTGTGTCAATCTTGTCGCCGTCGCCCACGCTGACCCCGTTTGAGGCGAGGTAATCGCCCAGTGTGGTCTTCGCGCCGCTAATGCGATCAATCTCGCCCTGAACGTTTCCCATTCCGCTTCACCGCCTCAAATCGCGGCCAGCGCTTCATAAATATCATCGGTGAGCGACACTGTGCCGCCCGTCGTATACCCGGCCGGGATGGTGACAGACGTTGCCGTCAGCCCGTCGATGGTCGCGCTGGTGCTGCCGTTATTCGCCATTGTGCCGGTGAGCAGCACGGGCAGAGACTTGCTGGAGTCCCAGCCAATCGCGGTCGTGTCCGCCAGCATCCCCGCCGCCGTGGCGGTCATGCCGGTCGCGTCCTTGTACTTGGTCGGGATGCGGGCGACCGTAACGCTCGAGAGCACCTTGCCCGCCGTCGGGGAGATGGTCTGCGCGGATTCGGTCGGCGTGGCAGACTTCGTTTCCGTCACCAGCTTGACCGTGCCCGTCCCGCTGTGATAGCCCTTGGCGATAGTGTAGCTGGTCGTCGTCGCGTCGAGCGTCTTCGAAACTGTGCCGTTATTGGGCATTGTGCCGGTCACGACCACGGGCGCTTTCGCCGCGGCGTCCCAGCCGATGGCGGTTTCATCCTTGAGCAGCTTATCCGCCGTGACACTCACGTCGGTCGCGTCGGCGTATTTCGCCGGGATCGCGGCGACGGTCACTTTACTCAATACCTTACCCGTTGTCGGCGTAACGTCCTGCGCGGTCTCAGCGGGCGTGACCGTTTTCGTTTCGACAGAAATCGACACTTTTCCCGTTCCACTGTGGTATCCGGCGGGGACGGTGTAGCTGGTATCGGACGGGGTCAGTGTCTTACTGATGGCCCCGTTGTTGGCCATGGTACCGGTAGTAATGGTGCCGTCGGCTGTGACAAACACCTTGCCGGCCAGCACGTTACCCGCGGCGGCCGTCGTGCTCGAAACGTCCTGATAAGCTTCGGGAATCGCCGCGACGGTCACGGAAGAAAGGCCGTAATACCCGTCGTCCGAAGTCACGTTCTGTTCCTTCTTCGTGGGGGTAATCGATTTGCTCTGCAGCGTGTAGTTGCCGCCGCCCGCGACGCCGGCAACCGTGCCGCTCCCGTTGTGATAGCCCTTGGGGATGGTGTAGGTGTTGCCTTCGGTAACGCTGGCGTTGACCGCGCCCCTGTTTTCAATCCCCTCAATCGCCGTCGCGCACGCGTCCAGCGTGGCCGTCGTGGCCGCAAGGCCCAGATCGACCAGCTTGGTTCGGATGGTGTTTCGATTCGTCTGAATCCGTGCAATCTCTGTTGCAATCGTTGTCTGTGCAGGCATTAGATCAGCTCCTTATATCGTAGATAGCAAAACGGCGATGTTGCCGATTTCGGTATAAACCGCCGCGGCCGTGATGGGCAGGGTATTGTCTTTTTCCGGGCTGTTCGCCCGCACGACAGACAGCACGCCGTCCTCGGTAATCGTCAGCGCGTCGCCGATTTTGACGCCGCCGAGCGTTTCCGCCGTGGCCGGCGGCAGCGTATAGGCGGCGGCTCCGCCGGTTTTCACCCGGGCGGTAATGCCCGGCGGCTTGTCGATTCTGGCGGAAAGCTTCGGGCTCTCGCCTACGCGGAGAAATATCGTTTCCGCCATGTTCATTCCTCCCCGTAATCCACCCGGTTCGTTTTGGCAAGCACTTCAAACCGGCCGTTATAGGTGACGGTTCTGCGCCTGGCGTTGTAAAAGGTGATGGTAATATCGTAGGTCCATTCGCCCGCGGGCATCGCCTCTGTGGCGGAATGGGGGATGGAAAGCTGGTAAGCCCCTTCCTGCGCGTCCCACGCCAGCTTCCGCTGCAGCCCCGCCGCGCGGCAGGTAAAATATACGGCGGAGATCAGCTCCGGATCTACCGCCTCGCCGTTTTCATCCAGCAGTGAGAACGTCCGCTCGACGGAATCCCCCTGCACAAATTTTATGCTTGCGGAAGAGTTATACATTGCATCTCCTCCATTTCTGATCGTTAAATCGGCTCGAACAGCGCCGGCACGCTCTCCGGCGGATAAAGCAGCGGGTTGGCCGCCTGCCTGCATTTATACACCGCGCCGCCGCTGCGCACGAGCATCTCCGGCACAACGGCCATATTGTAAACATAGGGATAAATCCCGTCCGCGTCCGGCGCGGGGCGCACGCCATACAGGCTCTCCGTGCCGGTAGAAAAGGGCGGATACACGCTCGATGATGTGAGCGCCTGCCGGGCGAAGCCGACCATACCGCCGTAGCGGAAAGCCTCGTTTTGCGCGTACGCCTTGTCCGCCTCCCATGCCGGGAAGCCATCCACCAGCACGCCCGCCGTCGCCGCGGGCTCCGCGCCCGATTCCGTAACCATCCGCACGCCCTCGGCGAGAACGTTCAAATGCTTCTTTCGAATGTTATGCAGCGTTTCGCGCTGCGCCTCGCTCATGTTCATTCCGCGTCCACCCCTTCCAGAATGGCAATCGCCTCGGCAACCGCGGGGTTATCGCCAATCGGCAGCTGCACCTGCTCCCCGTCAATGTTGCGCGTCCAGGCCTCTCCGTTTTTCAAATCGCCGATCTCCAGGCCCAGGGGCGCCGCGTCCATAAGCGTGCGTCCAAGGGCCTCCTCAAGCTCCTGCCGCTGATCCTCGCGGGCGACGATGATGTTTTCAATCATGTCGCCGTCCGCGTTCAAAACCGCAAATCGCATCTGTTTTCTCCTTTCAATTCACCTGTCACGCGGGCACGCGGATATAGACGACGCCCTGATAGCCCGCGCCGGCCGTGCCGCTCGCTTCCCCATCCCAAAGATCGTGGGCGTACCCGCCGCCGCCCCCGCCCGAGCCGTAAAATTTTGCGGAACTACCGTTATAGGCTACAGGGTCTTGAGATGGGCCAGCGCTGGCGCTGCCGCCGTTTCCGCCGCCGTAATTTCCTCCGCTCATGCCGCTGCTGCTGCCGTTGCCGCCGTTTGACCCGCCCGAACCCATACTGGTGCTGGTAGGGCTTCCCATATTCACATGGCTCACGCTCAGTCCGCCGCCCCCGCCGGCGCAATGGCACTTAAACGTGGTGGAATCGGAGAAGGGATATTTCGCGATCCCGTCGCCCGTCCCCCTGCCGCCGCCCGTCCCGCCGTTCCGGCTTTTCTTCACGCCGTTCGCGGATAAGATGGCCACGCCTTTATTGCTGATGGAGCTGTTTCCATTGGCCGCGCCGACGGCGATCACGTAATCGCCGCTCAGCGTCAGCGCGGAAGCCTCGGCGCAATATGCCCCCGCCCCGCCGATGGTAGACGAGCCGCTCGATCCCCCGCCGCAGCTCCATATATCCACATTCTTCGCCTTTCCCTCAACAACCAGCGTCCCGGAGCCCGTAATCGTATACAGCGTGTATTTCTTTCCCTCGGCCGTATATTCCGCGGACGTCATCGCGCCCGTGTAGCTCAAAACCGCGGCCGTCTCCCGTTTCGGCTCCGCAAGGTTGAATATCATATCATCACCCCAGTATCACAATATTCGCCGTAACGCTCTGCGTCGGCGCGGTTTCCGTGCAGGCGAAGGTCAGCGTCCCTTCCCCCTGCGCGGAGCAGTAAATATCCGCTTCCACCCAGACCGCGCGGCTCTCGGGCGCGTATGTCACGCACAGGAGCGAATCCGCCGTCACCCCGGCAACGGAAACCGTCTGGCTGTTCTCGCTCCAGCCCTCCGCCGTCAGGCTCACGCTCAGCGCCACCGGCGCTTTCAGCCCGGCCAGCTTCTGCTTTTCCGCCGTCGTGTAATCGTTTGTGGAGAGGCTTTTTCCTTCCTCCGCGCTCACTTTGCCGCCCAGCGCGCTCTCCAGCCCCGTCACGTCGGAAATCGCGTGCGTGTGCGCCGCGGGAGGGAACGCGTCCGGCTTGTCGGTAACGTTCGTCCAGGCTGGGGTTACGTTCTTCTGCGCCCCGGCTTCAACGCCGTCCAGCTTCGCCTTGTCCGCCGCGGAGAGCAGGCCGGCCGTTTCTACCGTAGCGTTTTCGTATACGGTATCCTGCGCCGGTATGCCAAGCGCCGTCACGTCGCCTTTTACAACCGCGGCGGCCGCCGTCACATGTCCTTCCGCGTCGATGGTCACCTTGTAAAGGCCCGCTTCATGCGCCGTATGGGTCGGATGAACGTATTTGTTCGCGTTCGTCGCAACGCCGTTCAGCTTCGCCTTGTCCGCGTCCGTGTAATCGTTCGCGCTCAGGCCCTTGCCGCTGACGGGCGCGACGTAGTCCGTTCCCGCCGCGGCAGCCGTCACGCCGCCCGCGCCGTCCCCCTTGAGGATGCCGCTCGCGGCAATTTTCGCCTGTTTGCCCTGCAGCGCCGTCCAAGCTGCCGCGGCCGTAACCGGTTTGGGGCTGTCGGCGATTTCTCCGCTGGTGTCGACGCTCAGTTTCCCGTCCGCGTTCAGCTTAAGGTTCTCGCCGATCATGACGATGCCGGCCGTTTCCGCGGTGGCATTTTGAGGCGCGGCCGTGTATAGTCTGGCCGTCTCAGCGTCGATGCGCACGGGCTGCGTGTCCGCGGCTGTTCTGGCCTCCGCCGTCACGCCGCCCAGCACGCTGCCCGACGCCTTGCCGATCACGCCTTCCGAAGCGTTCTTGGCCGCCTCGTTCGCCTCAGCGATCGCCTCCTCTGCCCGGGCGACAACATCATCGACCGCGGCGATTTTCGCCGTCACCAGGTTCGCCTTCTCGTCGGCCAGTTCCGCCTTCGTGTTGGCAAGCGTCGCTTTCGCGTTGGCGTTTTCAGCCGCCGTGTCGGCCAGTTCCGCCTTTGCGTCGGCGTTCGCGGCGGCGGTGTTCGCAAGCTCGGCCTTCGCCTCAGCGTTCGCAACCGCGCTTTCCACGCCGGCCGTGGCCGTTTCGCAGGCCGTCTTCGCCGTGTTTGCGCTGCCGGCCGCCTCTGTCGCCGCCGCGGCCGCGGTGTTTGCGGCTGTCGCCGCCGTGTCGGCCAGCGTGGCTTTATCCGCCGCGTTCTGCGCCGCGGTGTTCGCGGCCGTCGTTGCGGCGGCTGTCTTTTCCGCCGCTTCGTTCGCCGCGTCTTTGGCAAGGCCGGCGTTTGTCGCGGCGGTGTCGGCCAGCGCGGCCTTTGTATTGGCGTTCGTTGCGGCCGTATCGGCCAGCGTCGCCTTTTCCGCCGCCAGCTCGGCCTTCGTCTGGGCGATCGTCGCCTTGTCGTTCGCGTTTGTCGCGGCCGTGTTGGCAAGGGTTGCTTTCTCGTTGGCGGCTTCGGCGGCCGTGTTGGCAAGCGCCGCCTTCGCGTTCGCGTTCTGCGCAGCGGCGTTCGCGTTCTCCTTCGCCGCGTCCACGCTTCCGGCCGCCGTCTGCGCCAGCGCGGCCTTTTCGTCGGCGTTCGCGGCGGCCGTCGCGGCCAAAGCCGCCTTTGCGTCGGCAAGCGCAGCTTTCTCCGCGGCCAGCGCGGCCTTTTCATCCGCCAGTGTAGCCTTTGCGCTCGCGTTTTTCGCGGCGGCGTTCGCCGCGTCGGCCGCGTCGTTCGCGCCCTTCGCCGCGTTTTGAAGCTCTGTCGTCTTCTGCGCCGCGGCCTGGGCAGCCGTGTCGGCAAGCGTCGCCTTCCCGTCCGCGAGAGTTGCTTTTTCGTCCGCGTTATCCGCCGCCGCGTTCGCCGTTTTCGCGGCCTCCGTCGCCGCGTCGACGGCGGTTTCAACGCGCTCGGCCACGCTTGTCGCGTTCGCGGCCGCAGCGTCGGCAAGCGCCGCTTTCTCGTCCGCCAGGGCCGCTTTTTCCTGCGCGGCGGCCGCCGCTGCGTTGGCGCTTTGCGCCGCGGTGTCTGCAAGCGTCTGCCCCGCCGCAGCGTTGTCGTAGCATTCCGCAATGCTGTCGTGGATCGCGTCGCGCACTTCGATCCCGTAAACCGCCGTTTTAATCTTGTCCAGCAGGATTTTGATCTGGCTTGGCATCCGTCGTCTCCCCCTTTGGTGCGTTGTTCGTCTCTTCTTCTGGCGCGGCGGTTTCTTCGGCTTCGGCGGCAACCGCGTTCAGGGCGCGAATCATCTCGTTGCATTTCTCGTAAATCAAATCCATATACGCCCGATTCGCGCGCCCCCGAACCTCGACGCTCTCCGTCGCTTCCCGAATCTGTTCAATCGCTTTTCCAAACTCACCGAGTGTCCGCATCTTTTCTCTCCTGTTCGGGCTTAATTCGTGCCCGTTCTGCCCGAAATGCTGATGGTTTTGCTGTAATTGCTGCTCATGCCGCCCGAGTTCGTCTTGACGTTGTATACGTAATGCGTGTGACCGATGTTGAACGTCGTTGAACCGCTGAAGGTGTGGCTGTGTGAAGCCGGGGTAAAGGTCGAGGGCTTTCCGGCAATGCTGCTCCAGCTGTGGCTGTGGCTGGCCGAGGCGCACTTGGCGACAGCGTTGGATATCTGTTCCGTCACCCAGGCCTGCGTCGCCACGGATTTTCCGCCGATCACCATTTCCCCCGCGGAAATATAGACGCAGCGAATCCGCCCGGCCAGAATATCGAGCGACCGGGTCGCCAGCGACGTGCTGATGCGGGAATCCACCTCGTCCGCCGTCACCTTTGTGGCGACCAGGCTCTTCACGTCTGCAACATCCGCGCTCAGGCTTGAAATTTTTCCGTTCAGCTCGATCACCTTGGAGTTCACCGTCGTCTTATCCGCCTTCAGCGTGATCGAGCTCTCCGCGTTGTCGGCGCGCACTTCAAGCGATGCGGTTCGCTGCGAAACGCCCGACAGGCTGTTGGCCAGCAGGGAAATGCTGCTGTTCGTGCTGTCCGATAACGTTGTGATGCTGGCCTCGTTTTTGCTGATGCGCTGCCGGTTCTGGTTCACCTCTTCGGATACCGCCGAAATGGTAACCTTCGCCTCGTCCACCTGATCCTGCACGCCGGAAACCGTTTTCGTCAGCGCGCTCAGGTTCACGTCAATCGCTTCCACCGTAACCTTATCGGCCTTGAGCTTGATCTCGCTCTCCAGCAGGCTCGATCGAAGGGTCAGTTCCGCGTAATGTCCCTGTTCGAGCTCTTCCAGCTTTTTGTGGTTGGCCGTGGTCAGTTCAATTTTCGCCTCTGTGTCGGTGTGATAAAGCTCAATCCTGGCCGATTGCTGGGCGATTTCCTTTTCCTGCTCGTCGTATTGGGTCTTCAGCGCTTTGATGTTGATGTTCGCCTTCACGCCGTCCAGATCGATGCCGACCTCATTTTCAAGCGTTTTCTTTGTATCCTTCAGTTCGCGGTAAATCGCGCCCATGTCGATATGCGCGGCGGATGGATCGACGTTGATCCACGCGTCAAAGAACCGGTCCGATTCCTTTTTAATTTCTTCCTCGGCTTTTTTCCCGGCGCTTTTGCCGGTCTTCGCGCTCTTTTTCGTGCTCTCCTGTTTGGCCTGTTCCCGCTCGGCCTGCGCGTCCTTGCGGTATCGCTGCGTCAGCGTCTGGCGCGGATCGCCGAAGGTATAGGTGTTGTTGGCCGCGTTCTCCAGGTCGTATTCAATCCGCGTGCAGGTCAAATTGTTCAAAAGCCCATGCGGCGCGGAACGAACGCGCACCGAATCGCCCAGCCGCAGCTCTTTCACCGCTGTGTCAAGCAGATGCAGGTCGACCGCCTTCACCGTAATCGTGCGCGGGAAATTATCATGGTTCGCCAGGAATCGTCTGGCGTTTTCCAGCAGCGTGTTCGGGTCGCTCACGCTGGAAAACACGTGCGTTTTAAGAATCCTGCCGTATTGCGCAGCGGCCTCTTCGTCAATCAGCTCGGCGCTCCCCCGGTTGACGGACGCAATCGTCAGGTTCTCGTCCCCCAGGGGAATGAGTACCGTAAAAATATCCTCCGCCGCAAATTCTTCCGTGAGGTCGAGCAGGTTCACGCCGAATTCGATCTCCTGCGCGGCGGTGTTTCCGTAATCCTTCAGCAGATCCAGATAAACCGTGTCCCCGACTTTTCGCGTCCGCAGATACCCGCCGCAATAGTCGATCAGGCAGGTTTGTATATAGTCGTAGCTCGTCATCCATTCGTCGGCGACGGAGTTGATCGCAATCTGTTCGTAGTCGATCAGGCCAACGTCGGGGTCTTCCTCCCCCTCGTCCTGTCCCGAGAGGATAACATCGCGGTTTTCTATCCCGATTTCGCCCACTTCAAATCGTTTTTTCGCTTCAACGCTGGCGTTGTGCGCCGCCACAATCTTGCGAAACAGCGCGTGCGCCTTCCCGTTAAATCGTTCGCCGCGCTGCACGCTGTCCACCAGGTAAGCCAGATCGCCCTCGCAGTAGATTTTCTTCAGATTGTTGAAATTCCGCTCGATCGAGAGCACGCGCCCTCTGAAAATTTCAACCTCGTCCATTTCTACCGTGATGATCGTCCTCAGCTGCCGCAGCTCGCCGTAATATTTGTTCGTCGGCGGGATGCTGAATTCGAGCGTTCCGGCCTTGCCCATTTCCAGTGAAAGGCGGGGAGAGAACACTGCCAGCTGCCTGTCAAGAGGCTGATAGACCAGTTTTCCATCCGCATAAATGTAAAACACTACAGCACGCCTCCCAGCATTTCAATTGTAATCGTGCCCTCTCCGCTGAATACAAACTCGTTTTCTCCCGCCTGAATGATGATTTCCCTTATCGTGTTCGCGCCCTTGGAAAGCGTGTAGGTTTCTCCCCCGTAGGCAACGCTCATCCCCGTAGCGGACGCGATAATCGTCGGCGTAACGGATACCATCGTTCCGATTACGGTCACCGCAAGCGAACCGCTCACCGGAAGGTTTTTATAGTATCGGATAACGTCCTTCTCAAAGTTAAAGGTGTCCCAAAGCCAGTTTTCATGTGCGGAATCCAGTTCGTATTTGAACGGTTCCACATCGTAGTCAATCGTGATCAGCGACCATTGCTGGTCCGATTTCCAAGCGTTCACGCTGAACCGGCCCTGATAGTAATAATCCGGATCGTCTTCGAGAATCGCCTGCAGCCGCTGCCCGTGGAGGTATCCCATAATTTCGCTGTACAGCTTCGCCCATGGCTTAAAGCCATTTTGAACGTAGAACTCGATGGACCCCGTTCTGTTCTGATACAGCGGCCGCCCCGTCAGCGCGGTCGTCAGATCGAGCACACCGTCTCCTCCGGGGATTTCTATCATGTTCGTCTTCACCGCCGGCGGGTTGAATAACGGGCGGGACGAGGGAATTAAATGCCAGTCATCCCAGGTGTTTTTCGTCCCGATTGTAATCGAATGGTACATTTAATTCTCTCCTTCCCGTTCTGGGTAAAAAAAAAAAGAACCCCGGAACGTGTCCGAGGTTCTGGTGGGTAACAGGATCCGGTTTATTGCCCCGCGGCGTAGGCGGCCAGTTTTTGGTTGATGCGCAGCATAACCTCCGTGCAGTAGCGGTCGTCCGCTTCCGATAGCGTCGTCTCTTCGATTTTTTCCAGCGCCTCCATCGTCTTGGCGTACTCTGTCATCATCTCGGCATACTTCAGCAATTGCGCGGGCGCGGTGGAGCTGGTGTCATAGCCCTTCATAAATTCGATGTACGAATCGAAGAACGCTTCGTACCCGTCCATCGTCTCCTTGAATTCCGGGCTTACGCCCGCCGCCGCGGCCTGCACGGCTGTGGGCGCGCTCTGCGCCGCTTTTTCCGTCGGCGCCGCTTTCTCTGTCGGCGCCGCTTTCTCCGTCGGTACCGCTTTCTCTGTCGGAGCTACAGTAATTCGCGGACTCGCCGCGGCCGTCGCTTTCTGTTCCGGGAGATATGAGCGGACGACGGGCACGTTGTCGTACAGCCACCCCGCTCCGACGCCCGTCGTCATAAGTATGGCGGCAACGATCGCGGCAATAATCAAACCGCACCAGCGCGACCTCGCAAAGCTGCGCCGGTTATAGTTTTTTGTGCTGAAGGTGAATACGAGAAGGAAAAACCACCCGATGATCGGGATGGCAAACAGAATGCTGTATCCGAAATAGGCCCAGGCGGACAGCGGCCGAAATTGTTCCGTGCCGGAATAATCCTTAAATCTCATATTCTTTGCAGCTCCTTTTTTTTTGCGTTCACTAGCACTTTGATTATACGACATCTCTCCCCCGTGTCAACAACAAGGGTGTTAAATCTTAGTTACATTTGCACTACGCTCAGTTTCCCCTTTCCCTTCTGCTGGCCAGCATGCCAAGCTGGCGGTCCATCGCTGCAGAGGTCTGCCCGACAAGCACGCCGGTGTCCAGCACCAGGTTCATGCTGGTCACCGCGCTGCTCAGGCCGTCAAACTGTTCCCGCAGCGTTCTCAGTTCGTCCACTACGTCGCGATTGTTCACGCTGCCGGTAATTTGCGCGCCGTTGAATTGAAGCGCGTCTGCGCCCCGGTTGAACGCCGTCCCCTGGAACATGCCAGTGCCGATTCTCTGCTCCTGTGCAAACATTCCGTTGATGGCGCTTACGCCGTCCTGAACCCCGCTCATATCGAGCACGGGCCGAATGGTCGGCGTAGTGTCCATTCCGTCCAGCGTCATGGAAAAGCCCGATAGCATCGTCCTCGCCGATTCAACCGCTTCCCGTCCGACGTTGGCCGCGTTGTCGCTCACCACCTGCGAATATCCGCTTAGCCCCTGTGCAAGCCCGTAGTCGAAGAACCTGCCCAGCGCCATCGCCACACGGGAGGGAGAATGCTCGTCCCATCTGCTCTGCAGCGCGCTTGTCGCCGCGTCTGCAACGCTGGCCGCGGCTTCCGCCACGCTGGCTGCCTCCGCAAGGATACCGTTCGCCAGGCCGATCGCGAGGTTTTGCCCCGCCACGTACCAGTTCTGTTCCGCTTCTCCCGCTCCGTCCGAGCCGGCGGAGGCGACGTTATACGCGGCGATGGACAAATTCTCCTGTTCATTTTGAATCGCCGCCGCAATCGCCGCCACAAACGTTCCGCCCAGCGCGTCGCCGCTTGCCGTAAAGTCGGCGTTTCCGTATTCTTCCAGTACGGCCGCAATGTTCTGCACTGCGGATGGGTCGACGCCGTCCGCGTCTCCCGCCAGGCGCACCAGCGTTTCAATGGCCGAAGCCGCGCCCGCCAGGTTCGTCGTGTCAATTCCGGCGATGCTCTCCGCAAACGCGCCAAGATACGTTCCAAAGTCTACAAGTCCGCTTCCGATCGTATAAAGCTCCCTGGAAACTTTTCCGCCGCCGTCCTTGCCGGTGAGTTCGCTGTTGAAAAGCTTGAAATTGTTAAATAGCGTTTTGGCGCTTTCAAACGCCACAATCGCGCTGTCGGAGTTTGCAATCCCCTCCGAGAATGTCCTGAAGTCCTCGCCGAATTGTCCCATTGCGTTGCTGATGGAAGTAAGCGTGTTTTCTTTGCCGCCGCCAGCCCATTTAGCAAGGTTGTTCAGCATGCCGCCGCTCGTTTCAAGCCCGCCGATAAAATCCTGCATCGCCTTGAATACGCCCGCGGCCGTATCGACTTTGTCGTCGAATTTCACTTCGGAAATGGATGTGGCAAACGCGTTCAGGTTTGTGCCGACCTGCGCCATGGTTTCCGTGGTGTTCAAAAGGTTTTCAGCTGAAGATCCGCCGAAAAACTGGTCGGCCTTCTGCCAAAGCCCGCCTTCGCGGTCGAGTTCGCTGATAAAATCTGTAATCAGCGTCATTACGTTCAGCGCTTTTTCCGAGTCTTTAGCGTTGACGTTTGTAATGTTGCCCGCAAAGCTCCCGAGCGCCTCGCCCAGTTTTTTCATGTTTTCTGAAAACAGAGAAAGGTCTTTCGAGCCCAGAAACCCCTGCGCCGCGCCGGCTGTTTTCGGCAGCTTGTTATTGATCTGGTTAATCGCGTCCGCGATGTTAAGAGCGGCGTCGATTTTTGCCTGGTTGAATTCTTCGTCCTGAATCCGGGAGACGGCCGTAATGAACGAATTCAGGCCTGTGGAAAAGTCCGGCAGCGACGTCGCGAAAACCCCGAGGGATTTTACCCCGCTCCATTTATCCGCCAGCCCTCCCTGCGCCTGCAGGTTGTTTTCCAGCTCGGCCAGCGCTGTGGCCAGCGCAATCACGCTGTCCATCTTTGTCGAATCTTTTTCCGGTTCATAGGTTATCTGCTTGACCTGATCGATAAATCCGTTCAGGTTTTCGGCAAACGGGCTGAACCCTTCGCTGAACCTGGAAAGGGATTTTACGCCGTCAATCGCGTCCGTAATTCCGCCCTGCGCTTCCAGGTCCTTTTCCAGCGCGCTGAGCGCGCCTGCGATGCTGATCACCGCGTCAATCTTTGGCAAATCCGTTTTCTCGTCGAAAACCAGACCGCCCACGTCTTTGATGAATTCGTTCAGCCCTTCCGTGAATGGCGAAAATCCTTCCCCGAATGTGGCCAGCGATTTGGTGCCTTCAAAGACATCTTCGAGTCCGCCCTGCCCTTCCAGCTGCGTTTCCAGCGAGGCGAGCCCGGCAGCCACGGCCACCAGCGCGTCGATCTTCGTCTGGCTGAATTTTTCATCGTCGATTCCGGAAACTTCCGTCGCGAAATCAACCAGCGCCGTCCCCAGCGCTTTAACCCCGCTTCCAAAGACCGTCATGTCGCCCGTTCCGTTCAAAAACTGCGCCAGCGGTCCCGTGGGCGGTATTTCCTTCGCAACGCCCGTCAACGCCTGCGCGATTGTAATCGATTTGTCAATTACTCCGTCCGGCACGGCGGCCAGCGGCGCCACGGCGGTCCCGTATGCGGCGAGCGCGGCCCCAAGCTGTTTGATGTCCGCAGAGAATTTCGTAACGGGGTTTTCGCCCGTAAAAATCGTAACCAGCGACGAAACAAATTGTTCGCCCGCAATCGCCAGCAATGCGGCAGCGAGATTCTTCACCCCGTTCGCCGCGCTTTCATCAATTTTCTTCGCGCCTTCAAGGAACGGCTGCGCGTTCTCCATAAATGCGGATAGCTGCGTCCCCATCGACGGCAGATCCAGCCCCTCAACAAACCCGCTGCCAATTCCTCCAAAGAATTTGCCAATGGCGCTGCCAATCTGCTGGAGTATGTCTCCGCCCGCTTCCAGGAAGTCGGTCATTCCCGCCCAGGCGTCCTTCAGCGCGCCAAGCGCGATAATTATCCCCGCAACGCCCGCAATTGCAATCGCCAAATTGGCAATCCCCATCAGCGATCCGGTAATCGGTATGTTCCCCAGTATCAGCATGGACCCGGCCAGCGTCAGCAGAATTGCGGAAACGGAGGCCGCAAAGGAAAGCATCGAGCTCGTGTCGATCCCTTCAATCTGTTTGAATGCGTTCACGAATAGAATCAGCATTCCCGCCGTGCTTAAAAGCATGGTGAGCGACCCCAGAATGTTCCCGCCGCCCATCGTCTTCGTCACCAGGCTCAGCGCCGCCATCATCCCGCCGATTGCGATCAGCCCTTTCGCCAGCGCTTCGGTGTCCATATTGCCCAGCGACCGAATCGCAATCGCCATCAGGTTCACCGCAATCGCCATGCTCAAAAGCCCCGTCGTTTTCATCCCGTTCGCAGCTTTCATGAAAAGGGAAATTTCCAAAAGAAGCGCGCCCAGCCCGACAAGCCCCTGTAAGAGCCCGCCGATGGTTAATTTGGAAAGCTGTTTCAGCGCAATCGCCAGTAGGTTCACCCCTACGGCCATCGAAACAAACGCCGTCTTTCCGCTGAACCCCTTCTGCGCAATCCTTGTAAACAGCGCCATTTCGGCCATAATCAGGCCGATCCCCACAATTCCCTTCAGCGCGGCGCCGGTGTCCATTCCCGCCAACATTTTGATCGGGATGATCATCAGCGCAATGGCCGCGGACATCATCAGGAAACCCTTCCCATCGGCAGCCCCTTTTTTGAACGCCAGCGAAATCAACGTCAGTTCCGCGCCCAGCAGCGCGATCACCGAAAGCGATTTCACAATCTCGCCCGTGTCCATTTTCGATAGAACCAGCATCGCCGCCACAAGAATTCCAATGGACGCGGCGATTTTCAGCAGCGTCGTCCCGATAGAATCCTTGTTCTGCTTGGTAATCTTTAAGCCCTCTTTTCTGAAAGCCTTCAGACACTCGCCGACGTTATTAACCCCCGCTGAAAGTTTCTTAAACGCGTTTCCGATCTTGGAAAACGCGCTGAGAAATGAGATAAATTTAATTGTCGAAAACAGCCCCAATATGGTTTTTATCAGCGCGCCCCAGTTGATCCCGCGCATCGCGCTCAGTATCCCGTTCGCCTTGTCGCCAATTTGGGCAAAGAACTCCGGCATCGTTTCCGTAAAGAAATTTTCAAAGAATTCTTTGATTTTCTCCCACGCGCCGCCAATTGCGCTTTTCACCGTTTCAAATCCCCCGGCGAATAGTTCGCCCAGTGCGGCAAAACGCGCCTTCAGCTCGCTCCGGATGTCCCCCGTGCCTTCGCCCCCTCCGGCGAATAGCGTCTTAAACGCTTCCTTCAGCTTTGCGCCGAATTCTTTGACTTTGGAAATAACCGGGCTGAAAAAAGCGCCGACTTTGTTCAGCGCCGTCTTCAACGTTTCAGATTTCTTTACATAATCGACGATCGATTTTCCAAATGCTTTTACCTGGTTGATAAATTCCGGAATCCTGCCGATAAAATCGGCCGCGCCCTTCTTTATTTTCTCGAAAACGCCGCTGCTCCGTATTTTCCCCCATACGTCGTTGAATTTGCTTCCGACCTTGCCCAGCGCGTCCCGGATTCCCGCTCCGATTCTGGACGCGCCCGCGCCCAGTTTCGCCAGCACCTTCTGAATCGTCTCGGAAGTTTTAATCGTCGTGCGCAGCTTGTCGATTCCGTCGCCGATTTTTGCCGCAAACTCGAGCAGACCGCCCGTCGCCGGCGCCGCGGCGCCCATCAGTTTCTTAAATCCAGTCCAAACCCATCCGAGCGCGGTCTTTACGATGTCGAGCGCGGCAGCCACGCCGTTAAATACGCGGCTTAATTTCCCCATCGCTTCACTGTCTTCGGTAAACGCTCTGATCTTCGCCGTCAAATCCGAAAACTTCTTCGTCACGTCGTAAAGCTGCTGCGCCGTAGTGGGTGGGAATACGTTTTCAAATGCTTTCTTAACGGCCCTTACAACATTTTCAATCGAATAGACGACGTTCCAGAAGCTGTTTACCAGCTCGTTTCTGCCGCCCATCGCTTTCCAGTCCGCGAGAATCGCATTTCTCGATTCGGCGGAGGCATTGATGATGTTGCTGAAATAATCGCTCATTCCAGTCAGCAGTTCTTTCGCCTCGTTGAAATCGCCGATAATCGTCATCCAGCTCTGCGTCCAGCCGGATTGCGCCGCTTCTTTCAGCGTGTCAAACAGCTGTGAGAGCGTTTTAACTTTCGTCGCCGCGTCGTTCGCCGTTTCGGCCAGATTAATAATTTCATCCGCCTCTTCCACGGAGTATCCCTTTGCCAGCAGTTCGGCCTTTTTCAATTCTTTCGCGGCTTCAATCGTGATGTTTTGAGCCTTCGCAATTTCTTCAAAGTCCATTGCGAACTGGCTTAGCGTTTCGGTAAGCACGTCGGAAGTCAGCCAGCCCTTTTTCAGGCTTTCGCGGAAACTGCCCTCGTCTTCGATAATCTGGCTGACCGTCCTCTTGACGGTTTCCTTAACTTGCTTTCCTTTTTTGTCCGTGGTCGTAACGACTTTGTCAATCGTTACCCCCATGGCCTCCGCCGTACGGATAAGCGCCTTCTGAAACAGTTCGCCGCCCATGCTTGCATTGACCACGGAGTTCCAGTCCTGCAGTTTTACCGTACCGGACGCCAACGCCTGCGAAAGCTGATACATCGCCGTGCTGGCCTGCTGGCTGTTTGCGCCGGATACGGCCGCAAGGTTGGCGATGCCCTTGATCGCTTCCACAGAAGTGTCCAGCTCAACGCCCGCAGCCGTAAACGTGCCAATGTTGCGGGTCATCTGCGTAAAGTTGTAAATCGTCTTGTCCGCGTAAGTGTTCAGCTCATTCAGACGATCGTTGACGATTGCAAGGCGCTCGTCCTGGCTCTTCCCGGCCTTGTCCATCGCGTCGGATGTGTTCGCCAGAATGGTTTGAATCGCGTTGATCTGCGTCTCGTATTCTTCAAATCCGCTCTTTACAGGATCAATCGCCAGCGCGTTGATCATCTGCTTGCCGCAGTTCATTGCGGCGCGCGTAACTTCCTGAAGCGCCGTAACGCCGGCGATGCCCATCGCCGTAAAACGGCTGCTGATCGTCGCAACGCCGTCGCTGATTCCGTCCAGCGTAAAAGAACGTCCCGCTTTTGCAAGCTCGTTCAATCCTCTGGCCGATTTTTCAAGGTTAAGGCTCTTTTTCAGCGTGTCGAGCGATTTTACGCTCGTCTGGATGTTGCTTTCAAACTGCTTGTTGTCAAATTGCATCTCCACTACGCGCTTGTCGACATTGCTCATCCCTGCGTCACCTCCCTCCAGGCGTCATTGGCGATTTTTTCGAAAATCGGCCGGATAGCCGGATTGATGTAGTCAATTCCCTGAACATATCCGCCCGTTCCCGTCCCGTGACCATATTGTAAAATCAGAGCGATATTCACTCCGTCGTTAATGTTGGAATTGGTCCAGTGAATAACGGGTCCCCGCTCGTTTTCCGTAATCTCATATCCCCATGAGGATGCGGTTTTGCCGCTTCGAACAGGCGTTGCGGCCATAAGCGCATTCACTCCGTCCTGTCCGTATTTTTCCAGTATCGGGAGGTAGGAAGCTTTTCGCGCCCGCGC